CCAGAATTGGAGCCATGGTGAGTTCTATTATTTATTTACAGTTGAGTCATTAGAGATAAGTGACTCTTTCAAGCGATCTGATTCGGACAATTATGGTATCATGTTGAAGAAATTAGAGTACAGACGTAACCTTAGGAAGGAGCGTCACAAAGAGTACCGTGATCGATCAATTGAGAGAGCCAAACGTCGAATTGATAGAGAATTTTTGGATATTGAATTCGGAGAAGATGTGACTGACTTTCAAAAACATTCGCGCACTCATCAGAAAAGACACATACGTAGAAATTTGCGAGCTGACTATCGCTCGCTTCTACAGAGTGACTTGCGACACAAACAGTATAAGAAGTCGAAGCAAAATGATAGAAGACAGATTAAATCGACTTTTGGTGATTTGTATGAATTGTTTTTGAACTCGAATTTGATGGTTGAAGCTAAAGGTAAGAAGAAACGAATTCTCCTGAACAGTACGATCAAAATGGAATTGCCACAGATACCTGAAGACACTACACGAGATCCTTCTCCTCAATTTTGGGAGAATTACGATGTCGAAGAGCTTAATGAAGCTAAAGGTGTTTTGTATGAAGGTTACAGTGAGGCGATTGAGCGTGCTAAAGCAGAGCAACTTGCGGAGATACAAAATCGGGCCAATCTCGTTGTGGTAGAAGAAGAGAAATGTGAGAGAATTGATGAGGAATTCATTCCACAACCAAGACGAGGGAAAATCATAAAGAAGAAGAACCTTAAATTTGGCAAGCAATTCAATAAGATTTCCAAAGCTGTTAGGGATGGTTTTGATAAGGCATTTAAATCTTCAGCTGGATTAATGGAATCGGTTGTTGGATCTACACAAAACGTTTTTTCCGAAATGAAACATTCATCAGTAATGGATATTCTCAAGCAATGTATGCGTGGTAATGATGGCCGAGGAACAGGAGGTTTTCATGTGTTTTCCGGTATAATTGTCAGTTGTTTGGCTTTTTTGAGATTAGTGTTCACCATTGATTTTAATTTTGCCAATTTGTCATCACTTACCTGGCTGTTTTTGAAGGCTATGGGATTGACCAATGGAACAACACTCTTGGTTTCAACTGTTTTCCCTGCGCTTGAGTCGTTAGTCCGGATTTGTGTTAATTATTTCCGAGACTATATGGGTACTCAGAAGGTAGAACTTACAGTTGAATCATTGTCAGAGTCAATTGATGGTTTTCTCGCTGGGACGACGAATTTTTTGTCACATCCTTTGATGGTATCTGTTCGAAATGTGGTTGTTTTCATGGCGGCTTTGCATTTGTTTGAGAGACCTATTGCATCAGATATTTTCCGACATTTAGGAAAACCTGAAGGATTTTCCATCATCTCGTTGTTAACAAGTGTTCTTTCAGATATTTCGAGTATGATTCGGATGGGTGAAGCATGGTTGTTTGGAAAACCTGGTACCATTGATCTGTTTGGAGAGAATCCGTTAGCTTCATCTGTGGCAAAATTGACACAACACCTTGAGATGCAAGAACTAGTCTATACTGGTTTGCCACTTGAGGGTTTTGTAGAGCGATCCACTTACATTAATGATTTGAAGAAACTGATTGAAGCTGTGGAAGATAGTCAGAAGTTGGCAGCCAAGACTGAGGTTAAGCGACTAAAAGTGCCACTTTTGATTGGAAACGCTAAGAAGACGCTTGGAGATTTTACCGGAGCAGCTGTTTCATCTTTCAGACAAACACCAATTGGGGTCATCGTTCATGGACCACCTGGAGTAGGAAAGTCCCATGTTGTCAAGTTCATTGCTTACATCCATTCATTGGTTAAAGGCAGACAATTTGACCCTTCATTGATTTATACCAGATCAGGTGAATTTTGGGAAGGTTACCAGCCATGGTGCCATCCTTATGTCAGGTATTCTGAGAGCGGAAAGATGAAGAAGTCTCAAGCGAGGGCGAAAGGAGATCCTATTAACGACGAACTTCTTTCGGTTATTGACAATTTGCCCTATCCTGTGAACATGGCTTTCAAAGATAAAGGAAAAATTTTTGCTCTGCCAGAACTCGTTCTCATTGATACAAATAATCCATCGTTGAATTTTGATGAAATGTATGAGAACCCTGCGGCTTTTAAGCGAAGATTCATTTATATTGAGCCAATGGTGAAGGGTAAATGGTCGACAACTGGAGAACCTGGAGGAGATTTTGACACTTCTAAACCTGGAGCGAGTGAAGCAGGTGCAGATGCATGGTTGTTTAAGGTTACTGTTCAGAAACCTGTCGACAACATCAAATCAGAAGAGAAAGTTCTTTTGAATTTTAACAACAAGAATGGAGCTTCTGCCTTGGTTAAATTACTTGTCCCAATGTTTGCTCGTCATATTGCTTACGAGGAGAGTGTTTTATCAAACGTTAACAAGTCGATGTTCTCAAAATACGACTTGATGGTTCTATCACAGGCATCTGTACATGGAGCGTTTGTTAACAAGAAAGCCAAGGTCGATGTTGATGACGAGATGAAAGTGAAGATTGATCCAGATTCCCCGTATGCAAAACTGAGTGACGCAACAGAGAAGATGAAAGACGCTTACAAGACTGCGAGACGGAAAGTCGTATCCAAAATGGTCAAGACTAACAAGAAAGTTCGTAAGTATCTCTTTGGAAAATCTCCACCACAAGAGTTGTCACAAGATTGGGACGGTTTTTTGTATGATGATACCATAGACTTCACCTATTCTTCCCCAGATGGTGAGGGTCATTATCTTCGAGATGTGATGTATCAATTAGGAAAACAAGATGCAGATGATGATGACCACTTTCCCGATAATTTCTCCCTCCACGAAGAAGATGAGGAAGATGAGGAAGAAGAGGAGGAGTATGAGGAGGAATCTGATGACAACGCACCTGTGAATTCGGGCAGTCAAAGTGATTCAGAAGATGAGCCTGAAAGACTTTTCGATCCACTGGAATCCTCCGGAGCAGTAAACTTTCGTCAGACTGTCAGAACGATATCTGACGCTACTGTACCAGTTATCAGTGAAGAGAAAGACATTATTGAAGCACTGATAACTCAAGAAGAAAAAGATTCCGTTATTACAGAGCAGCGTGAAGATAGATATAGCCTCCTTAAGACATTGTTGACTTTACCTCGTGAAAAGTTTATTGAAACAGCACCTGACAATTATGTTCTGAGTGATTGTGCCAATATTTTCTTGGAGAGGTTTACCGGAGAGCAGATCACTGATTTTGCTTTGTCAATTGGGATGTACAAGTCGTTAAGAGTCGCTGTGAAAATGGAAGAAGGGAGACGAGTTGCAATTCTTGAAGAAATGCCATTGTTCAGCAAGGAATGGCGCATGGCTTCTAGAGTACAGTTTACACGTGAGAAGATCATTTTGCCAGATGCTCCTATTTTTTCTTTCATTATGAAAG